ATTATGGATTGGGGAGTTCCAACACTCCCTCTTTGGAGTGTTCCATTCTCTTGGCATATTTACAAATGTAGATTATTCCTGTGTCGCCATCATGTTGATCTCCAACATAATTTGAGTTGCATTCAATATTATCAATTGTTATGTTAGTAATTAAATTTCCAATAAAAAGAACTAATAATAGTTCAATCATTTTTTCTTACCACCATTTTTTGCTTTTTTGGCAGTCGCATTACCTTGGTTTTGTTTGGATTGCTTTCCACCAGCAGATCCTTTTTTCCCTTTATTTGCTGACTTTGCCATTTGCCTGTTTTACTGGTAACTTCTTATTTATTGTACCTGTGGGGTCAACTGTAACAATTTTTGGTGGTTGTGTAATAATATCAGAACATACTTTTGAATATGGACTGTTTGGGTGAAAATCAACTCCTGATTTTTTTGCTTCTCCGCATTTTAGTAATCTTACAAGTTCAAAATCAAGTCTTGCTTTTGCTGCTTCTGCTCGTTGCCTTTCAATCTCTACACGAACTCTTTCTTTGCATAGTTCTTGTAATGAACCATCAAGAGGTAATGAAAAACCAGCAGAAATCCCAGCATTAGTTGAATTTTGTTGATATGATGTTGGATCTGTATTATTGGATAAACTGTTATATCCAAAAGTGGTTAGATTGAGTGATGGTCCTTGGCAACTGGAACCATTACCATAAGTATTCATAGCATAAGGACCCTGAAGCACCTGCACTGCCTGGTTGGTTACATTTCCAGTAGCAGATGCTTGAGGTCCTGCAATATTTGTATTAGATGGTGCTTGCTGCGCTCTACTTTTTGAGGAAGTTATAAGAGTTAATAATAGTATTCCTGTTATTGTGTAAAGACAGATATTGAGTTTGTTACCGAATCTTCGGTAGTTTTGCGATCTATCCATGTTTCTTTGGCAATTCCAGGAGTCAGATGAGTCTCACTAAACTGGAACGGAGCACCTTGATTGATGATGGTGTAGTTCGCTCCTGGCTCTGGACGAGCAGGGATATTGATGTTTGTGCCAGTGACTGTATAAGATGTCCCAGTGGTATATTCTATTTGTTTGATAACTTCAATCACTTCGGTGCGAGTTTTAGTCTCAGAAGTAATTGTGCCACTTGTAAAGTTAGGAGTGACGGGAGCAGCATAGCAGGGAGATATAAATCCCGCTGCTGCTAGCAGAACGGGAGTTATGTGTCTCACTTGAATACACTCAGTTCTACACTACGTTGTGCGGTTGCTGTAGTTCCTGAACCACCTGCAGTGACAGTAGGAGCACCAGTTGTTGATAAAGAACCTGCGAGAGTACCTTTATCTCCACCTAACTGAGTAGTAGAGTTGCTATAAAGGTTGGGAGAAGCGATTGTTCCAGAAGCTGCCGACTGAGTGGTGACAACAGTATCAGCAGTGACTGATGTTTCAGAAAAAGTAAATGCTGCACCATTTGTATTAATGTTATAAGAACCAGCATTACCAACTCCACCGAGAGTTGTAACGTTAATATTTGTACCTGAGACTGAATAGGAACCTCCTACTCTATTTGATTGTACAGCTGCACCCTGAACATTTAATTGTACGGAATCAACGATTTTTGATGTGATTTCAGAGGCAAAAGTTGGAGTAGTGAAGAATAACGAAAAGACCAGTGCTAATCTTTTCATTTTTTTGGTGAAAATAAACTCTTAGTTATTTATTGAAAATTTTGATTGCTTAGTATATAATAAATATTAATTATGCAACGACTATAGTAGGGAGAAAATAAGTGCCATTGAAGAAACCCTCTGATTTCTTTAATAAGAAACCTAATTTTAATGATGTAAATTCTTTATCGGTAAAAATTTCAGAAGAAAAATTTAATAATGTTTTTGATGTTTTTAATAATTATAAGGGGTATTTAAATGATTTTGAGGATAAATTAAATACTTTAAATTCTCTTTCTGAACAAGTTGTTCTTCTTAAAGACGAACTTCAAAAAACAATTAAAAAAGAAGATTTGGATAGTAGCATCTTTTCTCAACTTCTTTATGTTAACGAAGCAATTTCAAATATAGAGAACAATGTTAAAACTATTAATGAAGAAAAATTAAGTGAAATTCGTGAAGATACTGGGTTTTTATTGAAAAAAGTTGAAAATTTTATTGATAAAGATATACCCAAATATAAAAAAAATCTTGTAGATTTTGAGATTAGAACTGATAGTAGAATTGAAGATTTAATTGGTCAAAAGATTTCCCCGATTAATGAAAGTGTTTCTTTAATTCAAAATAATGTTGAAGATCAACTTATTGAAATAGGTAAAAGAACACTAGATATTCAAAAAGTAAAAAATGAAGTTTATGAAAGTATTCAGTCCATTGAAAATCTTTTAGGTGAAGAGACAAATGCAAATAATATAGAACTTCAAAAAATAAAACTTGAATCTAGGAAAAAGTTTGAGGAGATTCAAGAAAATTTAAAAAAAATTACTGATGTTGTTTTGGTTGAAACGACATCAAATCTTAATGCAGTTGTACAAAGTATAACAGAAAATAAATCTATTGATGATCAACAAGATAAAAGAATTGAATATATTGAAAGTTACTTAAAGAATTCTGCATTGGGTTCATTTAAAAAAACTATTTTTGATAAAGTTGTTAGGATAGAATCAGAAGTTGTAATAAATGAAAATCGTATTAAAAAGCAAACCAAAGAATTAGAGACAATTCAAAAAGAAATTTATGATACTATTCAAGATTTAAAAATTTATGACATTATTGAAGAAAATAAAAACATTAAAGTAAAAGTTAGAGAACTTGAAGAACTTTATGAAAGTATTGAAAATAAAACTTCTAAACAATTGTTAAATGAGGAAGTACCTCCTGAGTCAGTAAAGACGGAAGACCCACTTACTCCATTAGATCAAAAATTTGTTACATTAGATCAACTTCAAGAACATTATCGAGTTTTTATTAATCGTGTTCAGCAACAACTTGCATCACTTGGTGGTGGTGGTGAGACAAGACTTCAGTATCTTGATGATATTGTTGGAATTGCCACTAATCCATCTGCATATGATGGTAAATATTTGAAATATAATCATGCAATTAAAAAGTTTGAATTTACTGATGTTGATATAACAAATGATGCATGGGCCGACGGTGTTGATGGTCCGTTTACTTTGGCTCAAGTTGGAATTGGAACAACTGCAATAGAAACAAGTCCTTATCCTGGGAATAGTCTTCTTGTTTATGGTAATGCTAGGGTAACTGGAATTCTCTCAATCGGTACTGCTTCAATTACTCTTGATCCTGAAAGTGGCTCAATTAAATCTGGGGAAGTTCAATTAGTCAACTCTGATGGTAGTGCAAATTATACTGGAATTATTACTGCACTTGGATATATTGGAACTGGAACATCTTCAATTTTTTCTGATGTTTCTGCAACTTCATTTTCTGGTGATGGTTCAAATGTTACAAATATTCAGGGATCAAATATTCATATGCAACTTGGTCAATTGGAAGATATTGATACCAGTAATTTAACTGGAATTAGTACAGATTATCTAATGGTGTATGATCCAAGTATTTCTGGATTTAAATTTGTTAATCCTAAAACATACTTTGGAATTAATAATGATTATAATTCCGATCCAAATATTGATGATTTTGGAACCTACGAAACTCCATAAGATAAATAAATAAAACTTCGTAAAAAAATGGCAAATAGACTTCAATTTAAAAGAGGAAGTGGAGCACCTGGAACTGTTTTTTATGAAGGAGAACCAATATACGATAAAACAAATAAAGTTTTATATTTAGGTAATGATGGTGGAGCAGGTGGTGGGGCAGGAAGTGCAGTTGCAAGTGCAACCGCATATAGTACAGTTGTTGAGTTATTGACAGCAGCATCTTCCAGTGCTGGTGGAAGTGTTAAATTTTATGAGGATACAGACAATGGAAATCATTATGTTCAATTATCTGCACCTTCATCAGTTGCTGCATCTAAAATATTTGTTCTTCCAGGAGTAGATGGTGCTGCTGGAGACTTATTAAAAACTGATGGGAATGGAAATTTATCTTTTGCTGCTCCAGCTCCTTCTGATTTTACGGTTTCTGGTGATACTGGAACAGATACTTTTAGTACAGGTCAAACATTAACTTTTACTGGTGGAGATGGCATTGATACTGCCGTTACTAACAATACGGTCACTTTTTCTGCTCAAAGAAAAACAAATGGTGGTCTTGTAATTGAAAGTGGAGCACTTGCTGTTGATTTGAGTGCAACTTCAATTACTGGAACACTGGCAGTTTCTGATGGTGGTACAGGAGCAACTAGTGCTGCAGATGCAAGAACCAATCTTGGACTCAGTACTTCTTTTAACCTTGCGATCGGTGCAGTTTCTAACCCAGTAGGTTTAAACAGTACTATTACATTTTCTGGTACTGCAAACGAAGTTGATGTTGCTTATTCTCAGGGAACAGTAACATTTGGACTTCCCGATACTGTTACTATTGCTCAAGACTTGACTGTTACTGGCAATTTAAGAGTTGTGGGAACAGCAGTAACTTTTGAAACTCAGACTGTTAAAGTAGAAGATAGAATTATTGAGCTTGGTCTTGTAAATGGGTCTGCTCCATCATCAAGCACAACTTGGGATACTGGTATTTTATTTAATTATCAAAGACCACAGGACGAAGGACAGTCCAAAAAATCTGGTGTAATTTGGTTAGATAATCAATTTATGGCAATGGTTGCATCGGTTTCTGAATCTGCAAATGAAGGTACTTCCAATCCTCAGATTTCAGTTTCTTCTTATGCTCCAATTGCTTCTGGTGGATTATATATTGGTGGAATTTCAGCAGGAGATGAGGTAATAAATAGTTCAAAACAAGCAGTCAATTTAGTTTTTGATGGTGGATCGTACTGATTATGTCTTATGAATATAGTATTGAATATGCTGATGTGATTAAAGCATATCAAACAAAATTAAATGAGTTCATGACACAACTTATTGCTGCAGAAGCAAAAGTTAATGCAGCAACAAATATTATTGAAAAATTAAATGCAGAGAATTTAGAATTACAAGATGAAAATCAAAAATTAAAAAAATCACAAACTAGAAAAAATAAAGATGATGTAGTTGATTTTAGTTCATAAATCTTTTAAAGTATAATAATGGCAAATATATTCAAACCAAAAAGATCTAGCACTGCATCATCTATTCCAACTATAAGTGATTTGGTTGATGGAGAACTTGCTATTAATTCTGCTGATAAGAAAATTTATGTAAGAGAAAGTCAAAACATTATATCTCTTGATAATGCTGGAACTCTTTCTGGACTTAGCAGCTCTCAGTTTTTGAGAAGTGATATTAATCAAACTAAGACTGGTTCATTAACTGCCAGCAGTTTAATATCAAATAATAATATTTTATTAGGAACCAGTATTAGTGGATCAAGTTCAACTCCATCATATATTGATCTTGGAATTAATTTTTCTAATGGAGCTACAAGAGATAAACTAAAAATTTATCTTTATAATAGTGGGACAGAGCAATATGGATTTAGTGTTGGTGCAATCGGGGATATACAATACCATTCAAATGCTTATCATGATTTTTATATTGGAAATAATTCTGCAGTAAGAATTAATTCAAACAGAAATTTATTAATTGGTTCTCAAACAGATACAGGAACTGCATCACAACCACTTCAGGTTACTGGTGGGGCTTATGTTAGTGGTATTCTTGGAATTGGCAGAACAAATCCATTAGCAAATTTAGATGTACAAGGTGGTGCAACATCAATTATTAGAGTAGGTAGATCATCATCATATGGAGATTATGGCAAACTTGAATTGACTGAAGGTAGATCATATATTTACAGTGAAATTCAAAGTGGTACTGCATGGGGTGATACATTTTTAACTTTTGGTACTCAAAATAATAATGTAATTTCAGAAAAAGTTCGTATTTCTAGAGAGGGTAATGTCGGTATAGGAACCACAAATCCAACACAAAAACTTGATATTAATGGTGCCTTAAGATTACGAGGAGAACTTTATGATGTTAATAATAGTGCAGGAACTAATGGTCAAGTATTGAAATCTACTGGTACTGGAATTGAATGGGCTGCTGCTAGCGGTGGTTCTACAACAATTAGTGCTTGTTGTACTTCCAATTTCTTATCTTGCAATACTACAATAAGTTTTATTACTAAATCAGCCAATAATTTCTTAGTTGGTTGTGGTGCTGGTTCTTCTTTAACTACTGGATGTGAAAACAATTTTTTTGGTTTTTATGCAGGAAGAAGTAACACAACTGGAAGCCGTAATAACTTCTTTGGAAATCGAGCAGGATGCAACAACACCACTGGAAATAATAATAACTTCTTTGGTGCCAATGTAGGATGCTGCAACACCACTGGAGGTAGTAATAACTTCTTTGGTAGCAATGTAGGACGATTCAACACCACCGGATCATGTAATAACTTCTTTGGTGAATTTTCAGGATACTGCAACACCACTGGAACTAATAATAACTTTTTTGGATATTCTGCAGGATGCGCCAACACCACTGGATGTAATAATATCTTCATTGGTTGTTTTGCAGGACGCAACAACACCACTGGAAATGATAATAACTTCTTTGGACTTGGGGCAGGACTAGTTAACACCACTGGAGGTAGTAATAACTTCTTTGGTAGCAATGTAGGACGATTCAACACCACCGGATCATGTAATAACTTCTTTGGTGAATTTTCAGGATACTGCAACACCACTCAAAGCAACTCAATTGCAATAGGACTAAATGCAGGATATTGGAATCAAGGTGATAATAATATTTACTTAGGTGAGTGTTCAGGTAGAAGTGCAACAAGAACTGCTTGTACTACTGGATCCCATAATATTGTTATGGGTAAATCCGCTGGTTCAAATATCACAATTGGATTTGCTAATAATTTCTTTGGACTATCTTCTGGAAAATCTACCACCTCAGGAATGATTAATAACTTTTTTGGTTATTATGCTGGAAGTTGCAATACCGAAGGAAGCAGTAACAATTTTATTGGTGAGACTGCAGGATTTTCCAATACTACCGGTGGTTGTAATAATTTCTTAGGGTATGCTGGCTATTGGAATGCTACTGGAAGTCATAATAATTTCTTTGGAAGTTGTGCTGGTCATTGGAATGCTACTGGAAGTTATAATAATTTCTTCGGTCGCAGTGCTGGAGGTTGTAATATGGCTGGAAGTAAAAATACTTTTATTGGACGTAGTGCTGGATATTTTATCATTAATGGATCTTGTAATGTGTTTTTAGGTGATGCAGCAGGATATAGTGCCAACAATTCATATAGAAATAATTTTATTGGTTATGCTGCAGGGTATAGTTTTTATGGTGGTTGCTATGCAAGTGATAATAATTTTTTTGGTACTTATGCTGGTTCTGGAAATTTTTCTGGATGCAACAATGTTTTTATTGGAAATAATAGTGGTAGATTTAACTATAATGCGTCCAATAATATTGCAATTGGTTGGAGATCTGGGTCTGGATTTGGTTGCTGTGGGGAACCAGATGGACTTGTGAATCTTTGTTCTTGTGGAAATTATATTGTGATGGGAAATAGTTTTCATACAACTGCTTGTATTCAGATTGCTTGGACAACTCCTTCTGATATTCGTTACAAGTGTGTTTATGGTGATGTTCCTCATGGAAGAGATTTTCTAAGAGGTGTTAAACCAATTAAGTATAGTTTTAAAGATAAACAAACTGGTGAATTAAAAGAAGATAAAATCAGATATGGATTTAGTGCTCAGGAAATACTTTCCTTAGAAGGAGAAAATAATATCATTGTTGATGATTCTAATCCAGATCATCTTGGGCTGACTCACGAATATTTAATTCCAATTCTGGTAAATGCAGTAAAAGAATTAGATGCCGAGAATCAAGAATTAGTACGTAGAATTAATGAGATAGAAAATATAGTTGGTATTTCTAGTAATCCTAATTAGGTTTTAATTATAAAAGATTTTTAATTGGTATTAATTTTTCAGCAAGTAATAGTACCTATTGACAGGGTTTCCTGACAATGCTATGATAAATAGGTAAACAAATGTTACGGAATTCTCATATTTCTTAACATTGTTCCTCTACCTAACCGAGACCTATGGGGAGGTTAAACACAGTCTCTCATACCCACAATGGAGGGTGTTGTGGGGAATATTATACTATCCAGTTCCCCCTGGACTTTATTTACCCTTTAACGAAAAATGACTGCTACAATTGCTACACGTAATTATACTAATCCCTGGGAACAGTTTTGCCAGTGGGTTACTTCAACGAACAACCGTCTTTATGTGGGGTGGTTCGGAACCCTGATGATTCCTTGCCTTCTCGTTTCTACTTCAGTTTTTATTATTGCTTTTATTGCAAATCCCCCTGTAGATATTGATGGCATAAGAGAACCCGTTGCTGGGTCTTTAATGTGGGGAAACAACATCATCTCTGGTGCTGTTGTTCCTTCTTCTAATGCTATTGGTTTGCATCTCTATAATCTTTGGGATGCTGCTTCTATTGATGAAGCACTTTATAATGGTTGGGCATATCAAGCAGTGGTATTTCACTTTTTGATTGGTGTCTGGTGTTATCTTGGTCGAGAATGGGAACTTTCATACCGTTTGGGTATGAGACCTTGGATTGCAGTTGCTTATAGTGCTCCTGCGGTTGCTGCAACTGCTGTATTCCTAATTTATCCTTTTGGTCAAGGAAGTTTTAGTGATGGAATGCCTCTTGGTATTTCTGGAACTTTTAATTATATGCTTGTATTTTCTGCTGAACACAATATTCTTATGAATCCGTTTCATATGTTAGGTGTTGCGGGTGTTTTTGGTGGTGCATTGGCATCAGCAATGCACGGTTCTCTCGTGACTTCTTCTATTGTTCGTGAAACTACCGAACAAGTATCTCAAAATTATGGATATAAGTTTGGGCAGGAAGAAGAAACTTATTCAATAGTTGCTGCACACGGGTATTTCGGTCGTCTTATTTTCCAATATGCTTCCTTTAATAACTCCCGTAGTCTTCACTTTTTCCTTGCTGCACTTCCAGTATTTGGTATTTGGTGTGCTGCTATGGGTATTGCAGTTTCATCTTTTAACTTGAACGGTCTAAATTTTAATGAATCAATTCTTGACCATCAAGGTCGTCCAATTCCTACTTGGGCAGATATGCTCAATAGGGCAAATTTGGGGATTGAAGTTCAACATGAACGGAACGCACATAACTTTCCATTGGATTTAGCATCCATTGAAGCAACTCCTGTTGCTTTGACTGCTCCAACCATTGGGTGATATAATAAGGAGAGACCCTTTTAAGGTCTCTTTTTTAATATAAATAAAGTAACCGTGAGCAGTAAAATGAATCAAAAATATACACAAGAGCAAAAAAAGATTTGGGAAAAAATGTATATTTCTGGATTATCATCTCACGAAATTGCAAGGCAACTTAATATTCCTAAACCAACAGTATATAAGTATTTGCAAAAATGTGGTATTACTCGCAACTGGTCTGAATGGCAAAAAGGAAAAGAACCTTGGAATAAAGGATTAAAGGGAGCACAAGTTGCTTGGAATAAAGGATTGAAAGGAGTTTATACATCTTCAAGAAAAGGAAAACCAAATCCATCCGCAAGAGTTCCTTGTTCTCCAGAAAGAGCAAAAAATATAAGCAATTCTTGGAAAAAGAAATTAGAGGAAGGTTGGGATGGATTTGGTGGATATGGTAGATTGCCAACAGAAGAGCAAAGAGAACTTCCTTGTTCTTTATATTTGGTTCGTTATATTGATGATGAAGGAACTCATTTTAAGTTGGGTATAACAGTTCGCAATTTACAAGAAAGACTTAAAAAACATTTGGTTTCAATTGTAGATGTTTATAAATCTACATTGGGCGAATGTTTTGATATAGAACAAGAACAACTAAAATATGCAAAAGAAAACGGTTGGAGATATTCCAGTCATTCTACAACTGAACTTATAAAACCAGAAGGTATTCCTCATCTTTTAGAAGTATTCTCAAAACTAAAATGACTTTCCTTCTAATCCTTCTCCTCTTCCAACTCTTCGGAGTCTTCCTTTTTCTTATATCCCTAACACAAAATTACTGACCTCATACATAAAGAGGTTGCTTTTTACCGATGAAAACCATAACACTCACAGAAGACCAAGTAAAACTTCTTGCCGATGCGGTATGGATGCGTCAAAGATGTTTTATTGCCGGAGACAAAAGATTTAAAGAATATGGAGTAATGTTGGAAGATATTCTTGGAGACCTTGAATATACGCCATCAAGATATTGATTATGACTTACGATACAGTTTTTATTTCTGATGTTCATTTGGGGACTCCTAGATGTGATACGGAAAGATTCTATAAGTTCATTAAAAACCTAAAAACAAAAAAGTTAGTTTTAGTGGGCGATATTATTGATATTGCCTGCATGGAAAAATATAATACTCGTTGGACAAAAGAACATACTGAATGTGTCCATCAGATTATGAATCTAATCAAGAAAGGTACAGAGGTCATTTATATTCTTGGAAATCACGAAGGTCAGATTCGTCGGTATTGTGATTTCAAACATAAGAACTTCCGAATGGTTGATGAATATGTTCATGAAGATTCAAAAGGAAACAAGTTCCTTTGTGTTCATGGGGATAAGTATTCTGAGTATTCTTCTGGTTCCTGGAAACAGTTGATGTTCAATAAAGGATATGAACTGATTACACCTCTAAGTTTATTTCTGGAAAAGTTCTTTAGATTCTCATTGGTTTATGCTCTTAAGAATACAGTAAGAGGTAAAAACTATATTAATCGTTATGAGACTGATATTTCATCTTTCTGTGTTCAGAGAGATAGAAAATATAATGGAGTAATTTGTGGGCATATTCATCATGGTAATGTAAGATACTTCAACAAACTATTGTATATGTGCTGTGGTGATTGGTGCGATTCTTGTACGGCAATTGTTGAAAAAAATGGAATGTACTCTCTTGAAAAATATAAATGATTACATCTGAAACCCCTTATAAACTTTCAGAAATTATTAGAGATACTTGGCCAAATCTTTATAGATATGAATCACCGAAAACACAAGCAAGCGAGAAATCAAAAGAAGAAAAGGATGTACACCCCTGATGGATATCTTCTAGATCCTCCAGATGCCGTTTGTCCACATTGTGGAAAGAAGAATAAACCTTGTTCTTATGTAAATAGTTTAAGTCGTTCTTGGGCAAGAAATGAGTGTGCTAAAAAGAATTCAAAACTTTCTTGAAAGAGATCAAGATATTACGGCATATGATGAATGGCATTACATTTATATTACTTTTAGAGAATTGATAGAAGTAATCAAAACTAAAAATAAATAGTTCTAAGTTGCAAAAACTTATGGGACCTCTCCAGTCGCCTCAAGAATACTTGTTCAATTTACAAGCAACAAGTCAATCCGAAGCAAAACGATTATGGAGAAAACAAATAAAAGAAAGTTGGAATCATAAATGTGCTTATTGTGATTCAGAAGAAGATTTAACTTTGGACCATGTTATTCCACAATCAAAAGGTGGATTGGATATTACAAGAAACGTAGTATGTTGCTGTAAATCTTGCAATCAATCAAAAGGACATGAGCACTGGAAGTTATGGTATGTTCAGCAAGATTTTTATTGTGAAAATAAATTTGATATAATAGAAGAGTGGATGAAACCACCCAAACCATCTAATCTTTATTCATATCGTCCAAGAAGAAATAATGCATCGTAAATATTTTAGAAAAATCTTGTGATTTTGTAGAGATTTATTTACAGAAAAACTTAAACACTTTATAATATTCAAAACACGTTGAAAGATGAAAGTAGTTCAGATAGGAACCAATAGAGCATTTGATGATTTATCAAATTATCTTCTTGCAAATCATGAAACTCTTGAATTTGGTTTATTTGTAGAACCAAATATTTTGCACATTGATAGTATAAAAGAATGTTATGGAAAATATAATAATATCAATATAGAAAATATTGCAGTAAAAATTCCTTCGTATAAAGAAAATAATATAACGATTTATTATCACACAAAGGATACTAACTATGAAATATCCTCTTGTAATATTAATCATATTATTTCCCATATATTTTGGACAGGATCTTCACTCATTGGAGGTGAAATAAAATCTTTTACGGTTCCTTGTATGACACTGGAAAAATTGTTCGATAAATATTCGATATCAGAACTTGATTGGTTGTACTTGGATATTGAAGGTATTGATGCTGAAATTTTACTTACTTTTAATTGGGAAAAATATAAAATAAAAAGAATTGAGTTCGAACATTTACATTTAGGAGAAAAATCAAATATAATTTATGATATGATGATTTCTATGGGTTATAATAAAGTTGATTCTCTGCATCAAAATGATTGGGCTTTTGAAATAAAAAAATTGACTTAATATACAATATGAGAATAGTTCAGATAGGAACCAATAGGGCATTTGACGATTTATCGGAGTATCTTATTACAAATTATGAAACTCTTGACTTTGGTTTATTTGTGGAGCCTAATATCTTACATATTGATAGTATAAGGGAATGTTATGGAAAATATAATAATATCAATATAGAAAATATTGCGATTAGAACTCCATTACAAAAAAATAATATTCTTGAAATATATTATCATACGAATGATTATCCATATTATCAGTTAGCATCTTGTAATGTTGAACACATTAAAAATCATTTATGGTGTCCGCATCTTTGGAGAAATGGTGAAGGTGAAATAAAATCTTTTACCGTTCCTTGTATGACTCTTGAAGAATTATTTTCTAAGTATGAAATAGAAGAACTTGATTGGTTATGCTTGGATATCGAAGGTATTGATGCTGAAATTTTACTCACTTTTGATTGGCAGAAATATAAAATAAAAAGAATTGAATTTGAACATCTTCATCTAGGTTATTATGAAAAAGCAATTCTTAATATGATGGTGGGTATGGGATATACAAAGGTAGATTCTCTACACGAATATGATTGGGCTTTTGAAAATAAAAGTATAATCTTTACCTCAGAAAAATTAAAAAATTTTCCTCCAGTTAATTTTATAAGTATAGAGGAATCTGAAGATAGGAGAGACTTGTTATATCAAAATTTTCAAAAATATGGAATTGAAAATATCACTGCTCATGTCTATAAAAAATATGAGGAAGGAGATTGTCAAATAATTGAGGGTCCCTTAAAAATGCTTACTCCAGGAAAAGGTCCAGTTACTTCTCATTTGAAGGCAATTAAAGAGTGGTATGAAAACACTGAAGAAGAATATGCATTTTTTTGTGAAGATGATTTAAGCTTTGAAAGTGTAAAATATTGGAACTTTACTTGGGAGGAGTTTTTCGATAAATTGCCTGATGATTGGGGATGTGTCCAATTGTGTGTTGTTAGAGAAGATATGTTTTTATTTTATAATCCAGAGGTTAAATTTAGGCATCGCTGTTTTGATGATTGGTCTGGATGTGCATATTTGATTAATAGAAAACATGCTAAATCCTTAGTTGAAAATTACTATCCAGAAGAATCTATAATTTTAGAATACAAAGGAAAAGATAAATGGTGTAGAGAACTAGAATTCTATTCTTATTATTTTCTTCTTCCTACTATAGAGAATTTAGTTTATTCTTGTTTTGGTAATGTTGAAATGTATAGTTTCCCCTTGTTTTTAGAAAATATTTGTTTCAATTCTACTTGGTTAGAATATTCTTCCGAAAATCAAACTCCAAATTCTGTAAATTTAAAATCCCACAAAGAAATTCTAAATTGGTGGGAAACTAAGGGTAAAAATATTTCATTAAATCAACTTATAAATTTATAAAATGGCAAGAGGTTTTACTGTTAAAGCAAGATCTAATAGGTCTTTATCTACTGAACAAAAATTAAATAATTTTCCATCAATTCATTTTATTGGAATTGATGATAGGTTGGATAGGGTGAGTGGATTTATTTCTATGCTCAAAGATTTTAAAATATCTAAGGTTATTCCGCATATATTTAAAAAATATAGACATGGAGACTGTGACGTAAGATTTTTTAGTCCTCATTATGACAGAGGATATCCTCAGGGACATTTTGGGTGTTTTACTTCTCACTTAAAAGTATTATATGAATGGTATAATAATACGGATGAACCTTATATTTTTGTTTGTGAAGATGATTTGAGCTTTGAAACTATTGAATATTGGAACTTTACTTGGGAAGAATTTTTTGAACGTTTGCCTGAAAATTGGGATATTATTCAATTGTGCTTACTTAGATATTCCGGTACGATGTTTAATTTTTTTCAACCGAATGTTCATTTTCGAAATCGGTGTTGGTGTGATTGGTCATCTGCCGCTTACTTAATATCAAGAAAGCATGTAAAAAATCTTCTTGATACGTACTATAATGGAAAAACATTTATCTATGAATATAGAGGATATGATAAAGATATGAGGCATGATGAGTTTGCTGCTCCTAGTGTAGAAACAATCATATGTACTAATTTTTCATCAGAAACAAAAGTATATACTTTTCCTTTATTTGTAGAAGACCGCGAAAGGGGGTATAATAGTACTCACTGGGAAATTGATTTTAGAGATTATTCCAGAAATGAAATATTAAATTGGTGGCAAAATACCGGAAAAACTATGTCTTTAAATAAAATCTTTGGATATTCTAATAATGAAAAAATATAATGAAGAGTATTTTTCAGTTATTGATAGTAAAACTGGCAAAAAAATCGCTGACTGTGGCGATGAGATAGATGCTCTTACCATGGTTTCATTCAATCCGCATAACAGAACTTATATTCGTAATAAATTTCTTATGGGGCAAGTTGTAGATGTAGAAATACCAAAACAACTTCCAACATCTAATATAGGTTTTTCAAATATGAAAGAAACCGGATGTGCTCCAAGAAAACAACAACTTTTGGATGCTGGAGTACTGAGACTTAATGAAGATAAAAGAATTCCAATAAACGCTAAATAATTTTCGATTTATTAAAAAGTTATGAAATTTACAGTTTATTCTAAAGATGGATGTCCATATTGTACTAAAATTCAACAAGTTTTAGAATTAGCATCTCTTTCGTATGTAACATATAAACTAAATGTTGATTTTACTAAAGATGAGTTTTACTCTGAGTTTGGAGAAGGTTCTACTTTCCCCCAAGTTATAGTAGATGATAATCATATTGGAGGATGTGTGGATACAATTCAATATCTTAAAGAACAAAATTTAGTTTAATGAATAAAAATATATCATGGTAAATGATAATGAAGATAAAAAAAGAAAACTAAATAAAAATGAACCTCAAATTAATCGAGGTATTGAATTATTACTACGAAATAGGAGGAAAGAATCTACACCAAAAACGTTTCAAATGAAATTTGGTAAGATGATTTCTCTTTTTCGTAGAGAGTTTCATTTTTTTATAGAATTTCATTTCGATATTAGAAAAAAATAAACTCTCTGGAGAAAGCAAATGGAACTATCAATCATTTTGACCTTTACAACTTTATTTTGCGTAATGTTCCTTTTCATCGGTTTAATTGGTGGTTGGATTTTTAAACAATATCAAGTAGAAAGAATTTACGGTATTCGCAATATTCATCCAGAATTTCTTGATAATAATGGAAATATAATTCCCGATGAAGTATTAGCTGTTCGTTTTGAAGAGGGATTTTTTGATGATGAAGAATATGAAGGTGATGATGAAAATGAAGAAGATTAATAAATAACCAAAATCACTATGTTAAACTGATTTGTATTAAAAATTATGGCGATAACTAAAACAAAACCTAAAGCAACAATTGAAACTTTACCTTCAAATCCTTTTATATTTGAAATTCTAAATTTAGTTTCAAAACAAAGATCAAATTCTAAAAAAGTAGAAGTCCTAAAGAAATATGATGATTTATCCTTGAAAACTATTTTGATTTGGAACTTTGATGAGACTGTAATTTCTTTACTTCCTGAGGGAGATGTTCCCTATGCAAGCACGGGAGAGCAGACTTCTTACAGTGGAACATTAAGTGGAAAAATTGAAGATGCAGTTTCTAAAATGGAAGAAATGAATTCAAATTCTCTTGGATCTATGGACCAAGGTAAATCTTCAATTAGAAAAGAATACCATATGTTTTATAATTTTGTAAAAGGTGGTAATGATGGATTAAGTTCTCTTCGTAGAGAAACTATGTTTATTAACATTCTACAGGGACTTCATCCACTTGAAGCAGAAATTGTTTGTCTTGTAAAAGACAAAAAACTTCAAACTAAGTATAAAATTACTAAAGAAATTGTGAGTGAAGCATATCCTGATATTCAATGGGGTGGGCGTTCGTGAGTAAATTGCATGATGTTGTAAAAAGAGCACAGGGGAAATCTATGACAGAATCTTCAAATAATGAAAAGCAAGTTTTCCCTCAAGAATATGGTTGTGATATTCTTCTTCAAAATACATCTATCGATAAAGTAAAAGATCCTTCTTTTCCTAATGATGCGTATTTAATTTGGTATGAAGTGGATGGAAAATCTTTTATTGATCTAGTCAGAGGATCTAGAGTCCGTATCTTTGATATGTATTATGATAAGTATGGTTCTGGATCTGTTAAAAAAATTGATTTTGGGTATGGGAGAACAAATCCTAAACTATGGGGTTATCAAAAGTCAGAAAAGAAAAAGAGAAAATGAATAAAGGATTTAACAATGATTTTGAAGTTGAATTTGAACTTCCTAAAAACGATTTAAATAAACTTTTAAAGCAATATAAAAAAGTAAAAAAATATCAAAAATCATCTCTCTACGCTATCAAAACACTAGATGGGACAGAAGAGATTGTGAGTTCCTTAATCAAAGAAGCGGAGGAGAATCCACTGTAAAATGGGAAAGCATTATCTACTTAACTTGTATGGATGCTCGTTTGTTCTTTTGGACGACGAGCGTTGTCTCATAGACTTATTAGAAAACGCGGCAGTTGCAAGTGGTGCTACTGTGATTCAGACTATTTCTAAAAAGTTTGAACCACAGGGAGTCACTGTTTTATGTCTTTTAGAAGAGTCTCACATTTCAATCCATACATATCCAGAATTAGGTAATTGTTATGTGGATATTTTTACTTGTGGAAATTGCAATCCAAAAATAGGTGTGGATATAATTATTGAGCAATTGCATTCACAATCTCACGATCTTAAGTATGTTGATAGATAAATAATGATGCCTTTAGAGTTCGGCAAAACTTAAGGCATTATGAGAAGAGATTATTCTCTTCTCATTTTTAATATAAATATAAATGCCGAACTCAAAAAATAAAATGTCTAAAGGGATAATTTATTGTGCTCATTGTATTATTAGTGGAAAAAAATATATCGGGCAAACAATTAATAATTTGAATGCAAGAAAAAGTAAGCATAAAACTGCCGCATTGAAATATAAAAAAAGAAATAAATTTTATTCCGCAATAAAAAAATATGGTATTGATAATTTTGTTTGGGGGATAATTGAAGAAGTTAATATAGAAAAACTTGATGAAAGAGAAAAATATTGGATAGAACATTTTTCTACCTTTAAATTTGGATACAATTCCACATTAGGTGGAGAAAAATATTGTAATCCTAATAGATGGAAAAAATTTGTAATAATGGATCCTACTGGAAAAATTTATGAAGGTGAAAATGTTACTAAATTTTGTAGAGAAAATAATCTAACAAATCATGTTTTATCTAGAGTAATTTCTGGAAAATTAAAATCGCATAAAGGTTGGAAATTGCCAGAAACTACTATTAAAAAAAGAGATTTTAATACTGTAATATCTCCTGATGGTGAAATATATGTCCTTGAAAATATATCGCATTTTTGTAAAGAACATAATTTATCGGTAAGTCATATTATAAAGGTATTGAATGGAAAAAGAAAACACCATAAAGGTTATTTTGCTATTAATAATGAAAGATAAAGAAATAGTAAAATAGTATAACATTTTACAAACCTACTTGACTAAATTACTATAGAAGTCTATAGTACTTCTACGTTCATCTCATTAAATGAGACGCAAGTAGGACGACGCGGAACGCAATTTCGTTCATTTGCTATTTGCGAATAGCAAACGGAAACGCCGCCCAAAGGAACGGGACTTAAACATCTCATTTCTTAAGGAGCAAAAACAATGGCAAAAATCGTATATAGAGGCGTAGAGTATGATACTCAAAAGCGTCTTGAGTATCAACAGCAAATGATGCAACAACCTCAACAATACAATGAAACCTATCGTGGTGTTAAGTTCGTAAAGGAGGGGCATAAGTGATGAAGAAACTTAATGTGTTGCAACTCATAAAAGAGCAAAAGCAAAAAGAAGAGAGGCGCAAAAAAGCATCGCTTGCCACTTTATTGGCAGCAAAATAACATAAGAGGGGGACTTGACTCCCCCTCTTTTTTTATGTATAATTACCTTTGTGGGGGTTAATCATGATGGATAAAGAAAAGCTTAAATTAATCATCAGAAATCTTGAGTCTCTTGTGGATTGTTTGAAATCAGAAGTTTATTCTGATAAAAATTCTTATAAACCACAATATGAAGAGGTCTCTCCTTATATTGATGATTATGATGAAGTGTTTTATGATGAAGAGGAAGATTTATTCAATAATTCAAGAGTAAATCAAAAATACAAACTTACAAACGATGATGATGGAGATGGACTGTGAAACCTATTAAAGCAAAAGATCTTCTTGAACTGGATAAAAATCTTGAAGTAGTAATGCTTCAGTGTTATTCACTTCCAGAACAAGTGATCTATCAAGCAGGAAAATGTGACTATTCAGAAACACCAATTCATAATCAAAAAATTCCTAAACCAAGTGAATGTGGCGAGTGGGTTGTAGAACGTCTTTTAAGCAATGAGAAAGGACACTGGGGACCTCTAGAACACCCTTCAATTACTTTTTCTGTGTCTGGGTATGTTCATAACGTTTCAATGCAAGCAAGGACCCATAGAGTGGGTGTTAGCTTTGATGTTCAGTCACAACGATATACTGGAAAACGAGTCATTAAAGTTGCTAGTGGAGAACTAAAACCAGAAGATGTATTTTATGTTCGTCCTCCGGGGTTTTATACTAATCGTTACGGTAAAAAGTATGATTGGACAGAAGATGATTATGTAGATGAACTAAATTGGATTCTAGAAGGATGTAAGCGTTATGCTGCAAAATATGAGAAAGGAATGTGCGAAGAACATATTCGTGACTATCTTGCACAAGCAATTCGTCAAAACTTCGTAGTTTCTTTTAATCTTCGTTCAGTTTTACACCTTTTAGATTTGAGAGCAAAGATGGATGCTCAACTTGAAATTCAAGCACTTTGTGAGCAAATTGCACCTCAACTTGAAAAGTGGGCTCCACACGTTTGGAAATATTATGAAGAGAAACGTCTTCATAAAGCACGTCTTTCGCCTTAAACTAAAATGAAAACTTGGTGCTTAAAAGATCATTTAACCGGACATATTTTTAAAGTTATTCTTACTCAAGAAGAACTTGATAATTTTTTTCAAAAAAATCCAAATGTTAGTGAGTGTATTGACTGCATTGAATGCATTGATCCTCCATCTGTTACGATTGAATAAATATTCTCATATACTATGGAGGAATAAAGTTGGCAACTTATCCAGTTTATAATAAGGTCACTGGGGAACAAAAAGAGATTGTTCTCAGTGTTCATGAATGGGATCAATGGAAAAAAGATAATCCAGAATGGGATAGGGATTGGAGTGATCCATCAACTTGTCCAGCATCTGGAGAAATAGGTGAAGTTTATGATAAATTAAAGAAGTCTCATCCCGGATGGAATGATGTCTTGCATCGTGCAAGCAAAATGCCAGGGTCAAAAGTAAAACCAGTTTAATTTTTTTATATGGCAAGAAGAAAAAGAGTAGATGATCAACCGATTGGTGTTGGTATGACGGCGAGACAAATAAAGAGAAAGAAACCAATTAGTACCGATTTGATGAGAGATGTTGAACCTCTCACCGAAAATCAAAAGATTTTATTCAAAGCATATGAATCAGGACAAAACATCGTTGCTTACGGTGCAGCAGGTACGGGTAAAACATTCATCACTCTCTATAATGCACTTCAAGAAGTTTTAGATGAAAGGTCTCCTTACGAAAAAATTTATATCGTTAGGTCTCTTGTAGCAACCCGCGAGATTGGATTTCTTCCAGGAGATCATGAAGATAAGTCTTCTCTTTATCAAATTCCATATAAGAATATGGTAAAGTACATGTTTAATATGCCAGATGACCCATCTTTTGAGATGCTCTATGGAAACCTTAAGACTCAAGGTACAATTAGTTTTTGGAGTACTTCTTTTATTCGCGGAACTACTCTAGACAAAGCAATTATTATCGTTGATGAATTTCAGAATCTTAACTTCCATGAATTGGATTCTATTATTACTCGGGTTGGTGAAGATAGTAAAATCATGTTCTGTGGCGATGCAACTCAAAGTGATCTAATTAAAACTAATGAAAAGAATGGTATAATTGACTTTATGAAGATTCTTCGTGTAATGCCGTCATTTGATATTATTGAATTTGGTATTGAAGATATTGTTCGCTCAGGACTAGTTAAAGAGTATATCGTAGCAAAAACTGAATTGAATCTATGACATTTATTCATCATAATCTAAACTTACCACTTCTTGAAAGAGAATTAATAGATGGAGTGAGATATTATAAGTTACCTTCAGGAAATAAAAAATTAGTATCTATTACCTCGGTTATTAGTCATTATAAAAAAGATTTTTTTACTGCTTGGAGAAAAAGAATTGGTGTAGAAAAAGCGGATAAAATTACAAAAAAAGCAACAAGTCGTGGAACTGATATGCACACTCTTGTTGAAAATTATTTGTACAATAAAGATCTTCCTTCAGTTCAACCAATATCAGAACATTTATTTAAAATTGCAAAAAAAGATTTAAATCGAATAAATAATATCTATGCTCTTGAAGGGGCACTATATAGTGAAATTCTTGGAATAGCTGGTACTTGTGATTGTATTGCAAACTTTGATGGTGAGTTGGCGATTATTGATTTTAAAACATCAAAAGAACCAAAACCAAGAGAATGGATTGATGGGTATTTTGTTCAATGTGCTGCTTATGCCGCAATGCTCTATGAACTTACTGGATTGATTGTTAAAAAATTTGTAATCATTATGTCGTGTGAAAATGGTGATTGTGTTGTTTATGTGGAGAATGATAAAAAGAAATACCTAAAACTTTTAACTCATTATATTAAAAAATTTGTAGAAGATAAATTAGAAATTATGAATAAATAAAAATTCCCTGAATGAGTGGGTTTTTTTTCATGGAGGAGTGGATTATTTCACTCCTTTGTGCTATGATAAATTAATATAACCACTCATTCGAAAAATGTTAAAATATTTTTATGTTTATTATTCTTATGAAGAATATGGTAGAGGATACATTGGAAGTAGAATCTGCAATTGTCTTCCAGAAAATGATATAAAATATTTTGGTAGTTTTAAGGATAGAAGTTTTAATCCAACTCAAAAGATTATTTTAGAAACTTTTGATAATAATATTGATATGTTAAATTCGGAAGTTTTACTACATACTTTTTACCAAGTTGATTTAAATCCACACTTTGCAAATAAAGCAAGACAAACTTCAACAGGATTTTCTACTTTTGGTTTAAACCACAATGAAAACCAAAAAAGAATAAACATAAAAAAGTGGTTAGGAAATAATAATCCCAATCGAAGACCAAAAGAAGAACATTCTTTTTATGGTAAATGTCATACTGAAATTTGGAAAAAAGAACAAAGTGAAAGAATGAAAAATAATAACCCAATGAAAAGATGTGAAGTTTCTAAAAAACAATCCCAAAGTATGAAAGGAAAAACTCCTTGGAATAAAGGAATTAAATTTGAAAAATATAATGATGGTGGAAATCCAAATGCAAAAAAAATTATTTTTAATGAAAAAGAATATTCTTCTATAAAAGAAGCAATGAAAGAAAATCAAATTTCTTATCATATGATAAGAAAAAATTGCATTTACCTTGACAGATAAAATCAAATTAACTAAAATATATTAGTTCGTTACATTAAAGAATTTGTACATCACAATACTGGGTCAAATGGAGAATGAGTTAGAAAAGGCACTTGAAAATAAATTCATTTCTTCTGCAAAATTTTCTGAAGAAATTGAAAAAATAGTATCAAGTCAAAAAATTAATTACATTGATGCAATAGTATTTTATTGTGAAGAAAACACTATTGATTTAGAATCTATTCCTAAACTTATATCAAAACCTTTGAAAGAGAAGATTAAATATGAGGCGATGGAACTTAATTTTCTCAAAAAAACCTCCCGTGCAAAATTGATCTTTTAATGATGCCATTCGATGCTTACCGAGAATATCTTGCTCTGAAAAACCATTTTACTAAAAATAGTTATGATTATTTTAAATATAATAAAAAGGTAAGAGCAACAGTTCAATCTTTCTACAAACGTAAGGACAGATTCTGGTTTGAAAAATTAGCAAGACAAAAATCAGAGCAAGAAGTAGTAGAATTTTTTGTTGCTAATTTTGCATCTTGTCCCGATCCAGAAACTCTTTGGATAGGTGAAATTATTAAAGAAGGTGAAGAAAGATATCAAACCTGGCAAAGGAAGGTTCAATCTCTTTCTTATGTCTTTAAAGAAGAAAGTCAGTCTTTATTCGAAGAAAACAAATTTGATGATGTTTTCAATTGCTCAAAGGGGCATCCTCCACTTCTTAAAAAATTTTTGAGTGATAAAGTATCACTAGAAACAATGGTTCTTTATGATAAAATCTTTAATTATTCAAAGAACTTTGATAAAAAACTCCAAGATCCAGTTTGGGAAACTGTAAGTCGTCGGATTAAAAAATATAATCCATTTATTCAAATAGATATATTTAAATATAAAAAAATTTTAAAGAACGTTATTTTGGAGGATAAATGAGTTTTTTTAAATCAGAAGTTGTTCGTTCAGAAATGACTGAAATTGCAGAACTTCAAGAACATATTTACGGAAACATTTTTAAGTTTCCTACAATGACTAAAGAAGAAAAACTTGAGCATGTTGAAGTTCTTGAAAAACTTTTAGAAAAACAAAAGGTTCTTTATACTCGTTTGAGTTTATCTGATGACCCAGAAGCAATTGAGATGAAAGAACGTGTGACAGAATCTGCTGTTATGATGGGAATGCCAAAAGGAACTGATATGAATATTATTTTGAATAATATGTCTAAACTGCTTGAGGTTATGAAAGAACAGATTGACAAAACAGGTTCTGACTGCTAGAATATGTTGGGCTAGACAATCCCTTAAGCAAAGTCACAAAAGCCAAATACAATTTATAAAGGTAATCTAAATGTCTTTTGAATCTCTTAAAAAACAATCTTCCCTTGGTTCTCTTACGCAAAAACTTGTGAAAGAGGTTGAAAAAATGAGTGCTACTACTTCTGGTGGTGCCGATGATCGTCTATGGAAACCTGAGATGGGAAAGGATGGAGTAGGATCTGCAGTGATTCGGTTTCTTCCTGCACCTGAAGGAGAAGAACTTCCTTGGGCAAAAATGTATTCTCACGCTTTCCAAGGACCTGGTGGATGGTATATTGAAAATTCCTTGACTACTATTGGTCAAAAAGATCCTCTTGGTGAATATAACCGAGAACTTTGGAATACTGGATCTGAAACGAATAAAGAAATTGTTCGTAAGCAAAAGCGTAAGCTTAACTATTACAGCAATATTTACGTTGTAAAGGATCCTGCAAATCCTCAAAATGAAGGAAAAGTTTTTCTCTTTAAGTATGGTAAGAAAATCTTTGATAAAATTATGGAAGCAATGCAACCAGAATTTGAGGATGAAACTCCTATCAATCCTTTTGACTTCTGGCAAGGTGCTAACTTTAAACTCAAAATCGTAAAGAAAGATGGGTATTGGAACTACGACAAATCAGAGTTTGATCGAGTTGCACCACTGTTGGACGATGATGATGCTCTTGAATCCATCTGGAAGAAGCAGTATTCGCTAGCAGCAATTACTGCACCTGATCAATTCAAGTCTTATGGAGAACTTGAGCGTCGTATGAATATGGTTCTTGGTGTTAAAAATTCTTCTCCTACGCACTCTCGTGCTGTAATGGAAGAAGAGGAAGAATATGAATCTTATGTAGAAAAACCTTCTACAGAGAGTCGTATTGCAGAGGAACTAGAGCAATCTTATGCTCGTTCAAAGACTCCTTCTCTTCCTAAAATTTCTTCCGATGATGATGACGAAGATGATGCACTTTCATACTTCCAAAAACTGGTTGATAGTTGATTATAGATAAATTCTAATATTATCTGCAGTCTTTAAGGTTTCGGTTTTAAATTGACCGGAACCTTTTTCGTATTTCATAATATCATCCATATCATCAATAATAATATTCAAATATTTTGGTTTAAGTAAAAATATATTTCTTTTATTCTCTTCAATTTTTTCTTCATATTCGTAATTAGTCACTCCAATTACTGAATTTAATGTAACAACATTTTCTGTTAGATTATCATAATAAGATATAGAAAAATCTTCTTCTACTTGTATGCCTGCTTTTAGGATAGTTACACCCGAACTATTTTTAACTTCGGTTGTTTCGTAGTGGTGAATATCATTGTAAATTCTATTGTAAGTATCTAATTCACTATCTCCTGGAATACCATATTTCTCAAACAAATATCTATCAAAAGATTCTTGTGTTAATGGCCATTCTGTTTGAATATTGATAATATTATTAGATAAAAGAACTATCCAATCTAAATTGGAATCTCCATAAAAATCAAAAGAAACATTATCTGGTCTATCATTACCTATTATTTTATATTTGTCAAAGAAAACTAGATTATCAATTATATCACTTCTTATTTTACCTTTTTTAAAAAAGTTTTTAACTTGGATATAGTCTCCAATTTTTGAATTTGGTAGTCTATTTACATATTCAAAATTTGGAACTTTTCTAAAATACTGATTTGCCATTTTAGTAACCTATATTAGTATCTATTGATTTTCCATCAAGGTTTCCATAGTCATCATTAAATATTGGTTCAAGTTCTTGGAATTGCATACTAATTTCATAAGAAGTCATCATACCATCAGCAAAGGTCATATAATTTCCTTCTGGGGTATAATTAACAGTAAAAGATTGTAAAGCACACTCTTTAATTAGGTTTAAATACGAATGATCTTTAGTTTTATGTAGATATTGGATCTTAAATGTATGAGGTGCTTTTAAGAATAATTGAGATTGTGTTCTTTGTACCGCCATACCTTGTTTAAAAAATCTTATAATTTGGCGAATTGCATCTCTATCCTTAGTTCCTCTTGCAGATAGTTTGAACGTAAAGGTAAATGGTCTTAATGTTGGACCAGAGAATAGCAACTCCATATTTGGATTTTGAATTGCCCCTTGAGTTCTTGAAAGAATATTTGATGCACCTATTGCTGCTTCAGTAAAATATGCTCTTGATAAATTTTGTACATCTCCCGAATTTTGAGTTATTCTATTAATAATATTTCTTGTAGTTTCTGCTCCAGCCTCTGCTCCCCCAGTAATTATTGAATCTGCAATTCCTGCTAGATTTGCTTGCAATGGAGTTAATGTATCACCTCCCCACGTAACAGAGTTTGTATCACTAATTCCTCCTGGTATTGGTAGATATACATTTCCTATTATTCTTTCATTCCAAGGTTTTCTTTTTTCAAACCCACCTAATCCTTCATTTGCTGCTTTATCTATTTTTTTTGGAACATATTCCAGCATATTAAATTTTATTACATCTTGGTGTTCAATTTGAAGATCTGCTGGATATTTTAAGTTTTGTGGAAAGGATCTTCTTGACAATGTTTTTGATTTTTCTAATTCTTCACCTAAAGCACGTTGAGATTCTTCTGTATTTACTGTATCTGGTGCCTGGTTTTTGGTACTTGCCGCTAACTGTTTTTGGTCTTCATTTGATAATGGTTGGGATGCTTTTTGTGCAGAACTTGAAATTGCGTTTTGAGTATCTGTTTTTAAAGCACCTTCTTTTAGAGATTTTTGTGCATCAGCGCCAAAAATAGGTTTTCCATCTATCCCATTTTTGAAAGTCCAACTAGCACCTCCATTGGAAGTTTCTGCTGCTTGAACCCAGTTTTTTCCGAGGAGTGTAGAATTATTATAAGCAATATATGATTTTTGTGTTCCCGCAATTAATTTTCCGTTATTATCTACTTGATATTCAGTTTGAACATAATATTCTAATGGGGTTCCTTGAGGTCCGACTTTTGTGATAGATGGTTTGCTTTCTATCAATACTCTTTTTGCCATTAAAATTTATCTCCATCTTGAATGGGAATAATTATCTCAATTTTTTGTAGAGTATGAGACATTTATATTGATAGGAGTTTTTTATTTATTTAGTAAGGAATTTTGCATAAGGAATTGAAAGCATTTCATCAAGCTCTTCATATCTAACAATATGGAGTTTTCCTGCAACTTCTTGCCAGGTGTATTGTCTATATTTTCTCCAATGAAAATTAATTCCCCTAAATC